TTGTAAAAGACTTAAACGGCAAATATATTGGTCAAAAACATCATATGCTATTGTCAAAGGATTGTCTGTTGGAAAATAATGTTTCACCAACGGGTCCTCTGCCAAAATAAGTATTAATGCTTGACATTGCCACAATCGTTTACAAAAACCCGCCTTTGTTTTACTATTGTCCCATTTATCTAAATGTAAAGTATCATAAAACTTTTTAATATACTCGTCCATTTGAGCGTATATTTTATTAATTTGAACATTTAAAAATGTATTTATTTGAGACTTTAAAACGCTCCATAGTTGCATAGGCAATGCTATTGCGGCCTCAATAAGTTTTATTGTTGTTTGTAATACTGTCTCTACCATTTGACAAGCAAAAGATTCTGGTGCTACTGCTGGCATAATAATTCTCCTTTATTCAATTTTTCCAGTTCCATTCTGACTGGCTGTTAGAGGGTTGGTTAAAGAACCCGTAACTGGTGTTGCGCCTGCTGTCAATCCTAATGGGTCTAACGAAGATACATTTGTTTTAATATTATATATCTCCGCATTTGTGGTTAATTCTGTAATAATTTTTTCTGCTATTGTTTTTGCTGTTTTTTCCGCAATGATATTTATTACTTTTTGCGATATTATAGTTGCCCAATTTAAAGCTGTATCGTCTATTTTTTTGTATAGATTAGTTGCACAAGTATATATTGACGATGTTTTATTTGTTTCCCAAAATGCAATTCCTGCCGAAGCACACTCTGGGGTAGCGGAAAGTTTAAAACCAGATATTGATTCAGGAGGAAATGCTACTAAAAATACATCTAATAATCCAGAAACAGATGGTACATTATTACCATTATATAATTCTAATTGTAAATCTGAAATAGAACCGTCTGCCTTTATGCCTGTTTCTATATCTGTTTTTAATTGTTCTAATTGTATTGACATATTAACTCCTTAGTTAACTTTATTATTTGCTGATTCAATTTTTAAAACGCCCGTATTATAACTTGGTAAAGCTGCCATAATTGCGGCTTTCAAAGATGCTCCGCCGTCCATAGGTACTGGTACCCATGTTGTAAATACGCCCGACGGGCCGAACCACATATCAAACGTTGCTTTTATTTCTTCATATCTTCCTATTGAGTAATCTTCACCGTTTAATTTTATTTTTCCGCCATCGGGGGAATCTTTCGTATTAATTTGCATATTCCCTTTGTCATCCCAAGTAATCGTTGTTCCCCCTGCGGTTGTCAACATAGATGTTTTCTTTGCTCTATTAATTTGAAATACATCACCGTTGTCTGTCTGATAAAAAATCATATTATCGGGATAATCTGTATCTTTATCTGTTGGTAAATTCGCTTTGTCAATTACTTTCGTTGTGTACATCGGCGAATATAAATCACCATTATTAAAATGTACACTTACAATTGCGCCAATCGGGGGAATTATAAATCCCCCATACATACTGCCACAAAAAGAATTATTCATGATAGCCCATGGCAAATCTTCGGTTGGAATATCTTTGTCAAATACTCCAAACACTCTAATCCGACAACGCCCCAATTTTTCTGGGTCTTTGTTATCTTCCACTTTTCCAATATAAAGCCTGTCATGCGAATCCTCCCAACGATTTTCCAAAAAATCAATAAGATTCGTGTTGACCTCTCGGCGTATTCTTTCTTTCATGTTAAGCCAGCCTCATTTCGCTTGATTTTAATTCGGTGGATGAGTTAATACCGTTTCTAAACAACACTAGTATCATCTTGTATGCTCCCCCTTTTGATAGGGCGTGAGTAATACCACCTACAAGCCATTTTCCAGAATGTACCTCATTAATATCGTCATTGTTTATTACGGAAGGAATTGTAATTTTGATAATATCCATTAATTTCACTCTATCTGTTGGATTTACATACAATTCCAGGCCACTTGCAAAAAAATCTTCTTTTAAATATTTATTTAATACTATTGCTTTTGTATAATCGTCATGGGTATTTGAACCGTTGTATTTAAACGTTCCTGTTATGTGGCGAACCAATTTACCCCTTCCCGCCTTGTCTTTTCCAGAATAATCTGTAAACGGGTGTACATTACTGTCAATTGTTTCTTCCACTAATTTTTCCAAATCGTATAGTGTATATTCAGCGGCATATGTCATTTGTTTATTTGTCGTGCCCGCAAAATTAAAATAATTAAAATTGGAAAAATAGACTGTCTTGTTATCGTCTGTATCTGATTCGTTCTCTTTTTTATTTTGTCCTTGGTCTGCTTCTGGATTGTCTATCACCTGCTTATCTGGTTTCCATTTTGCTTCCCATGTATTGTTTGTTTTTGCTGTTTCTTTTTTCAAAGATGTTACTGTGAATGTTCCTGTTCTGTCAGCATATGCAAATAACGTATCATCCTCACCCGCATACGCACGTTGTAAAACGTGCTGTATCATATCATAATTTGTTTTATGAATTTGTAACCAAGTCATGTTATCAACTGTATTCGTAACTTTTATATTTGGTTTTAATCCTGTTTCCTCTGCTATCTGCTTTAGTACCTCATGCGATTTCTTTTTGGGAAAAGAACGTACCTTAATCGGATATAACATTTCGTTTGTCTTTAATATTGCACTCATTCTAATTGCAACGTTGTGTATTTTTTGTACATCAATATTTTCAAGTGTATAGTCAAGCAAAGAAAAATCTAAAACAATTGGTGATGTTCTTTCTTTATTTTTAGATATTTCAACCGAAATTGTATCATTGTCTCTTAAAGGGAATAACTCCCAAAAGCGACCATTGTCTGTCATGATAATATCTAAACGGGGTAGTGTATCAAACACCCATTCTTTAATTACCAATGCTTGTATTGTTTGTGGGAAAAATTCAATATCGTTTATTGTTACTTTTAATAAGTAAACGCCCGCACCAGCAAACGATACATCTTCCCCGATTTTTCTTAAAGTTGATTCTGCCATATTTTAACTCTGTAATTTTTTTCTAACCAATTGATAAAAATCCTCAATATCCGTTGGGTCAGGTATAATAATAACTTGATTTTCGTGTAAATCATTGAAGGGGTCTTCCAAATTATTCACCTTCATTATAATCCAATAATAATTTACTTTACGATAATATCTAAAACTGATATTATCTGGTCTCTTTAAATCCATTCCCGAAACAACATGATATGTTACATCTTTTTTGATTTTAAATAAATCAAAATAATTCATAACAATATCTGCTTCCAGAATATTGTCAACTACATTTGTTTCGTAAAAATTGCTTCTATTATATTTGTCCATAATTTGTTACTCTATTGTTACTCTGGAATTTCCTTGGTCTCCGGCAGAAAAAAAACTTAATAATCTGCCAGTTGACACTACTTCAATAGATGATAATCCAACATTAAAATCTCCATATAAAGGATTGCCGCCTGTTGTTAATTCTTTTGAATATGTTACTTGAACCGATTTTACTGCCATGCCCGTACCGTTCGCAAAGTTTCCTGGAGGCACGTTGAAATATTTACCAATTCTGATACCAACAGAAGGAGGCACTCCACCTACCATACTACCGATGGTCGCATCAAATAATCCTCTAACCATACCAACTGTAGCCGTTTTGTCTTTACTCGCCGTCCTTTCCTTTTCTAGAGATTTTTGTTTTTCGTCTAATTGTTTTTGAACAGCATCGCCTGTGCCCAGATTTCTAATTGTTGTTAGCTGTGATAATATAGAAGCTACATTTGGTACAACGCCGGTTCCGTTCCAATCTACAATTCTAAATTGTGGTTGTAATTCAAGATAGCTTCCCTGTTTGTAAAATTTTCTTGTCCATATTCCCGTACTGAAAAGTCTTATTCCAGCAACACCCAAGGCATCTCTCATACCACTTAAAATTCCATCGGCGTTAATAATTGATTCCCATTCCGCTGTCAAATTTGTTGAAAATTTATCTGTCAAATAACCCACAATATTTATCTCACTATTATAGATACTAATAGAATAATACTGTTTTGCATACAATTCGTCATCTTTTAATACCTGTCTTGGTATTATACTTGGTATTGCCATTTTACATCACTCCTTATTGACCTCTTGGACTAACCGCAACATCTGTGCTGCCGCCTGCTGTTCCGGGCATTGCTTTGCCTGTTTTCATTGCATATGCGATTGCCGTTGCTAATTTACTTATAAAATCTTTTTCTAAAAATGATTTTAATTCTCCCATTCTAGCAACGCTGTTTGCTATCATAGCTTTTGTATAGTCTTGCATTATTGGCACTTTGGTAGTTGTTGTTGTCGCTGTATTAATTTGATTTACTGTTTCTCTAAATACTTCTCTCATTTTGTTAACCGGCGTCAATATTTCTGTACCCCTTTCACCCACAAGCGTATTATTTAATAGTGTAGGCGAATTATAAACTGCACCTTCGCCTTTTTGTTCTGGTGCTTCGTCTTTCTTACCAAACCCCAAAAGTCTACCTGCCCAGCCCAATACACCCTTGCTCTTTCCTGTCTTACCTAATTGTTTCGGTTCCGCACCGCCACCAAAATCTCCCTTTAAGTCTCTTAACAATAAGAAAGCGTCAATTGCTAAGCCGATACCAAGGCCTACGCCAGGTGCAACTAAATCTAACAATCCCGCAAGTCCCGAACCCAACTCTAATAATCCACCCACTACATCACCCTTTCTAAAACGATTAATTCCGAATACAATACCCAAAAGTAAACCAAGGCCCGGGATTCTCTTTAACATTTTTAATCCCTTTCCCGCAATCTTACCAACTACACCGCCAGCGGCATGGGCAAATATTCCCGCAAATGGTTTGAATATTGCGCTTACCACTGTTTTTCCCAAAGTAGAAAGAGGCTTAATTAAACGCTCTATCGTTCCCGTAACTGCTTTCTGTACTATCTTTGTATTCATTAATTTTTCAAATGGTGCTGTAAACATATGGGTCACTTTGCCTATAACATTCTGTATCGGTTTCTGTATCATTTCTGGTAAATGTTCAAATACTTTTTTGGCAAGTGAAAGCCCGCCCTTAACTGCTCTAATAGTTTTATCAATGCCCTTCATTACAGAACCCAAATATTCTGATTTGCCCGTCAAGATAAATCCAATCAATCCGCCACCCAAAAGAGCAATTGCACCAATGGCCATTCCCAAAAAGGCAAGAAGTCCGCCACCTTTTTTCATTAAACTATTCTTAACAAGTAAATCTAATAATTTATTTGTTTTCTTTTGTTCCTTCTCGCCCGTTGTTTCTCTGTCTGCTAAAAATTTAGAAGCACCAGGTAATACACCACTCTTTTCTTCCATTACTTGCGCTTGTGTTGACGCGCCTGGTGCGGAACCCGGCTTCGCAAAAAATACAGGAATTGGATTGACAACTTTACTTTTTGGGTCTTCCGATTTTATCAAATAAACTGGTACTGGTTTTAAAATGTTTGTTGTTTTTACGTTTTCTCTATTTGTTGTTTTTACGTTTTCTCTATTTGTTGTTTTTACGTTTTCTCTATTTGTTGTGTTTATATTTTCTCTGTTTGTTATGTTTGACAAAAGAGACTGGGCGCTAACTGGAATTTCTTTACCAATCGCATTTGAAAAAATTGTTGTATATTTTTTCTTGCCCTCTGGTGCACCGATTGCTTTTGGTGGCGGGGGTAAAAAGGTTGATGTTGTGCCTACTGTTGGTATAGTAGTACCCCCGTCCTCTTCCTTTTGCTCCATTATATCTGCTATAGAACTAGCCCTATCTAATCCCGCTTTTTGCTCTTTAACTCTTTCTTGGGCAGCTTCCAATTTTTGTGTTTTATGAGTACCTCTAAGTTTTTTTACAAACCCAATTGCTTTTCCGATAGTTGTATCTTCGCCTATAAGCGCCTCTTTAATGGGCTTTGCAATCAAACCTTTCCAAAATCTATCCGATGTTGTTTTATATTTCCACCACTCTTGCGTTCTTTCTTTTTCTTCATCTTCTAATTTTCTTACATCTTCTTTTGCTTTTAATAAACCACGTAAAAAATCTTTCTGGGTAATGTCTAACTTTTTAAAACCATCGCCAAGAATTTTTACTCTTTCGTCAAACATTTCTTTGACTTCGGAAAATTTTTCGGCATATGCTTCCACCTCTTTTTCAAATTCCTCGTCAACTTTTGTATATTGTACTTTAAGGGAATCTGCGGCGACCTTAGCTTTTTTATATTCGTCTGTTTTTTCTGCCTCTTCTTTTCCAAACTCTGCCACAAGACTGTCTAACTTATATTTTACATCTGCTTGTCTTTCTTTTATTCTTCTTCTTTTTTCATCGTACAAAGCATTTATTTCTACCAAATCGGCGCCAGGCACAACTTCACCATAGTCGGCGTCATATACTTTTTGTTTTATTTCTTCAATAATAGTATCTATGACTACCGCACGTTCTTCCGATGTAAATTCAATACCCCTTTTATTTTTTAATACATCTTCAAATACTTTTTTTATGTCTAGTGCCATCTATTTGTCCTCTTACTGTATTACTCTGCTTTGTTGTTTCATCAATTCCTGGATGGGAACATTTCCCCCACCCTCCTGTTGCGAATTTTCTTCGTTTACCTCTTTTACCATCCTTTCGTAAAACCACATGAAATCAAACCACGCCATGTTATTAAAATCTGGCGTGGTTTTCATATGCCACGCTATCTTAAATTCCAATTCCAATATTTCGTCAAGCTGTATAGTCGGGAATAAAGAAATCGGAGCGAAACGTTACCCCAACCGGGCTTACCCCCTTACACTTATTGCACTTGACATTCATGATAGGATTAATTCCGACATCGTTCTTGGAAATTGCCGATTCCAAAAAAGCATAATCCGCTGGTTGTGCGTTGACAAGATACATATATCTGTCATGTAAAGAATATGTTTTATCGTTTATTTTTTCAATGGAGGCTGCCACGGAAACAACATCGTCATTTATATCTAATATCTTATCACTTGACTTAAATTCGTCCACGGCTTCCTCATCCTTCACTCTTAAAAACTTTGTTACAATATTATCTTTACTTACCGGCAATGTAATAACTCCCTCTGGATTATAGTCATCGTCAATATATCTGATTTTAATACTGTTAAGCGAAAAATTATACGTTGAATTTTCACCGCACTTTCCACACTTAAAAGAAACCTGATATCCGCTATCTCTGTATGTATTTGCCCGTAACCAGAAAACTAAATATAACTTATCTGCAATTAATAGATTTTGTATATCAATTCCCTTAATTGTCTTTCGGACAATATCATTAATAATCTGATTAACATTGTTTTCATCCATCGTTGCCAATTTCTTGACTTCTAGCACCTTCAGAGGGCGACCAACTAATTTTGTGCCTTCTGAATACAACTTAAACTTACTTGGCAAATCTGTTATTGCCCAAGTGTTATCTACTGTCTCGGGTTCGGGTGTGGACGCTTGCGCCTGTGCGGGTGCGGGCGTGTCTATTTTTGTTTCGTTTACATCTTCTAGTTTCATATCAATTCCTCCTGTGTAAATAAATTAGGACCTGGGTCCTGTAATTCCTGCTACTCTAGTTGTCTCTGGTATCGCCGATTGAAATTTTGGTATCTCTGTTCTTAACTTTGTATCTGGTGTAAATTTACCTTCGTCTTTTGGAACTGCTTGACCGGGCACTAAAATTTCAAAACTATCAGCGTTAAATGTAATATTATATTTAAGTGAATCTCCCGATTTATAATCCATTTTCGTATCGTCTGCTTTTAAGAAAAAACATTTTTTAAAATGATAGTAAATATTATGAGCCGCATAATCCGTTTTTATTATAATTGTTATTGATAAAGACTTGGCCAAATCTGGAGGTACATATAAACCATCCGGAGTGATTATTTTTCTTTGTAAATAATTTATAAATGTTTGAATTGTTGATGAATCGTCCTCTTCAAATGTTATTGTAAATTCAAATGTTTCCCCTCTGTAAACAGGAAATGCTCTTGGCAATTGACCAATATAAAATAATTCTTTAGCAAAGACAAAACTTGGAAATGAAACATCTATAATATGATAATCTTCAATTCTTGGCATCGGATTATCTTTGACTGGTTTGGTTGCGGTGTCTGTTATTTTTATGCCAAATAAATAATTTTTCTGTATAGACTTTATGCTATAAAATGCTACCAACCCCTTTTTTAATTCTTTATTTGTATCTACTATTGCCATATTTTTCCTCTGTAAGTATTTATCATACTGTCAAACCAATCAAAAAAAGGTGCTGTTATAGAATAACAACACCTAAATTTTTATATTAACCTATTTCAAACCTCAAACGTATCTTTTATTTTTATAGACTTGGATAAGCTAATTTCCACCTGTCATATCTAAAAGTTACAGGATACTTGACAGAGGCGCTGGCTGTATAATCCAACGTAACATCACCAACTATTTCCGGCCAAGCATTAAAAAATCTAATCGTACTTAAAATATTTCCATTATACTTATACATTCTCAAATCAATATCCCGTACCACATCAGACTTTTTAGTTCCTTTTGAGGCGCCGTTATCTTCAATATCAAAAAGCAACTGTTGCCAACTGTAAAGTGCCTTAGCAACTTTCTTATCTTCAAACTCCTCAATATTGCAAGCAAATGTATAAGGCATCACAGGCTTGCCCGGGAAAAATTGTTTCATTCCCATAAAGACACTTTCAATTGATTCATTGCTTCTGCCGGGAATTGCGGCGCTTCTTACTCTGATAATCATATCGTCCATGTTTAGTTGCTGAATATTTGGTATCCACAACTCAAACATATAATCACGTTGAATATCAGGTAAGTTACCTAATCTTTTACTGATTGTAAAATTTGACATATTGTTTTCTCTCCTTATTTATTCTTAGTTTACTTTATACTATCAATTCTGCAAAGTTTACACCAGTCTTGGTTACAATCGTTTGCAACTTAATAAACTCAATTGAACGGGCAGGCTGTACATAAATATCCACATTCATTTGGTCGTTATCAATAACCGATTGCGGGTTATTTGTTTCATCGCAAACAACTTGATAAGCAGTTACGCCTCCACCAGCCAAAACTGTTTTCATAAAACTGTCAACCGTACTAAATGTTCTTGAACGGGTCTTTTCGGTGTTGTTCTCGAATAAGAAATACTGTAAAGTAGGCTCTACACTATTTTCAACATAAAGTAACAATCTTCTTACATTGATTCTGTCAAGTGCAGATTTCTTTTGTTGGGCTGTCTTTTGGCCCCACATGACATAACCTGCTCCTGGGATTCTCTTTACACAATTCAAATTGGCCTCATATAATGTACCAATTTGGTCGGAACTCCAAAGAACGTTTTGCCCATTGACAGGAAGAATACCACGGTTCAATCCTGCAGGGGCGTCCCAAGTATTTGCCACTCTGTCTGTACGAGCCATCAATGCGGCACCATAGATACAGTTTGGAATATAAATGTTTCTGTCATTGTATTTATCATACAATAAAGAATAGCCAGCATACGGAGCAACGTATGAAGGATAAGTCGGATATGCCATGCTTGACTTAACAGCATCGGTTGTTTTATCCGTAGAATCGCCCGCTTGCACTACTGCAATACAATCCATTCTTAAATTTCCCGCAATGTTTGCCACGTTGATAGGAAAATCTGCAACCGGGAAAGGATTAATAAGAATATTGATTGAGCATGATTCCTTATTGCTATAAATAGAATAGGCGCTGTCAATATTTCCTGCTTTGTGTTCGCCGTTATAATCTGTACCAGCGTTACCTAATGCGATAACTGTTCCTGTTGCGGTATAGCTTGGTAAACCAAATGTTGTGCGGTCGCCTGCACCCGGAGAAGCACCCGATACTTTAATGTAAATGTACTGTGAATTTCCATTTATAACATCAGTGATGTAAAGAGACTTGCCTGTGCCGTCTTTTACTAGTGAACCAGCAACATACCACGTTTCAACTGGTGAACCACTAACGCCCGAAAAATCAGAATCTTCACTTGTCCTTCTGAAAACATCAATCTTAAATACTTGACGGGAAATTATCCCACCAGTTGCGGTTGTGCTAACAGCGTCATAAGCATCTCTCCAATCCCATCCATCATTACCACCAGCACTTGTGGTGATTGATATTGCAGTATTAGCACCATCTGTTCCGGGACCAACTGCACCAACCAAGAAAAGCGCACCAGCAGGTGAAACATTTTCTAAATCGTAAATATTATTTGCTTTGTTACCATCTGGGTATGAGGCAACCAATGCTGTGGAACTTGTCGCAACAATCGTTTGAGCAACCGGGGTCGTTCCCGTTGCCGAAACTGCTAAATTTGCATATTGTTCTGTACCGTTACTTGCTCTTACAAAGTAAAGCGCATTTGATTCTGCTAAAAATTCGGTTGCGGCAAAACCCGCAATACCCCATTTAATTGTATCTGGGTTGCCGAAAATATCTACCCATTCTTTATCCGTTGACACCAAAACTCTTTGATTAATTGGGCCCTTCGCCGAATTACCGACTAGTGCGCCAACAGAGGTACTGGCTGGAGTAATCACTTCACTCAAATCAGTTTCTTGTCTGTAAACACCGGGTCCCTTATTAAATTTTTGCATTTTATATCCTCCTAATTGATACTATACATCTCTATATAAGTATTTATATTCCAAACAAATTATAGTTTCTCATTTTGTTTATGTTTTCCAAATTAAAAATCTTCTTCCGTATCATAATCCCCATCTGTATCTATCACCATTGCAGTTTCCGTTCTTTCATCGTCATTGTTTTTATCCATTCTAAATTTATCGTCAATTTTCTTAATATCAACATTCTTTCCGTCAAAGAAAGTAGTTGACACAAAGTATAACCCCCATAGTAAAGCGGTTACGGTGTCATCGTTTTCATGCTTACCCGAAGAAAATACATTGGGCGTTTTCTCCTCATAACGGCTCAATTCAAATACAGTTGTCTTATCTCGGATTATCATCCAACCCGATTCCAAGTATCTTTTAAGCAACATATTGGCCGCTAACTTGCTATGTTTCGTTGACCGTATACCGATTCCCTTTTTGTCGCAATTAATAATTCTATCACACTCATAATCATACCAGATAGTATTTGCAACGGCTTCCCCAACATCGTTGTTTTCTACCATCATGTAACATTCGTTATAATGATTGGAAATTTCAATACAAACTTGTGCAAAGTCATATGTAGAAATGGAATTACATCTATACATTGCTACCTGCTCAATTCTGTGTTCGTCAATTATCTTTAATACTTGGATGACTGAATAATCGTTATTGGTTCCTTTTGCAGAATCAATACCCAACATATACATTTGTCCATGCACCGGCTCTTCCCATATTTGCAATAGACCACCAAACTTTGTTTTAACTGGGTCGGTTGTCTCCATGCGTTCAAGTAATTCTGGGTCGACAAGCGTATTTGTTGAACCTAAAAATTTACAATTATATTCGCAATTAAAATGGACAATTCCATTATTTCGGATTATCTGCTCTTTCCATTTCTTATCTCTTCCTGGCACCTCCCACCAATTAATTTTTATCGGTTTATAATCCGATTCATGCCGTACTGCTTTGCGCCATTCATGAAAAAAGTGATTTAAACCTTTCGGAGTTGACACAATAATAATACGGCTGGATTGACCAGAAGCAATTGTCGGGAATACTGAATCCATAAAATCTTTTGCAACGTTTGGCGGCACAAGTGCAAATTCGTCAAGATACAAAAGAGAAATCGTAAAACCTCTAACGGAGTTACTTGCTGTGGAATCGGCTAATATCATTGTGCCGTTTTCTAAACTCATTGACTTTTTATTCCAGCCAGCGTCCTTGACACCTTGCTGTAACCAAAGCGGCAAATTCTGATAAGCAAACTTGATACGGCGCAAAATTTCTATCGCTGTCTTTTCTTTGTTTGCCAAAATAGCAACCGTCTTATCTGGATTAAATAAAACATACCACAAAATATATATGGTAGCTATCGTTGACTTTCCAATTTGTCGGGAAGCTAATACGATATTGTGTCTATATGGGGCGGGATTGTGAAACGATTTGAGCATTTTCTTTTGAAAATCCCAAAGCGGTATAAGCATTTCGCCCTTGTCAATCGTAACGATTTTAAAGTATCTCTCTGCAAAGTAAAGAACGTCCTCTTTACATTTAATATACTCTTTTACCATTTCTGGAGTATATTCAATTTGTTCGCCTGCTTTCCGAAGCGTTGCGTCTCCATTGTACATTAGAAACTTTCTCCCGTATCTTCTTTGCCCATGTTAATATTTTTTGTATCATCAACTATTTCAAAATCAGTTGACACGCTATTCATTTGATTAGTTGCTTTTGCACCGTTAATCATTTCCAATAATTCTCTTCCTGTTAAGTGTACATTAACATTTGCTTTCTGGTCTTTCGCCGGGTCAACTTGGAACATTTCAACGTCCAATATCATTTTGTTTAAGTCTCTTAACTCTTTAAGACTTAAAATTATCGAACGGAGTAAATCGGCGTATACCTCAAACATTCTGGGACTGCACCCTATTTTAATGTCATTCTGTAATTTTTCTAAAACAAGTTTTCCGTTTTTAATCAAGTCTTTCGTTTCGTTGTTTAAAAACTCTTTGTCTTCCAAAGTCATTATTTTTTTGCTTTGGACAGCACCAATTAACTTATTTTTTTGTGATTGAAATTCGTCAATCTCTTTATTGATTTTTTCCATATCACCACTTGTTGCTTTTGGTACAAACGTTGTATTTAGAGCATTTCCCAAACTGTCAAATGTTCCGTCGTATTGTTTCTTTTCTTCATTCACGTCCATATAAACTCCTTTATAAGTATTTATCAACTGTTAGAGACACCTACTACTCCCGATGGTGTTATCGTATAACGAGCATCCAATACAGAATCAAAATTTTCATTCTGATAATATGTACTAAATTGGATTATCTTAATCAAACCTGCTGTAGTAACTGGTCGATAAGCAAACCCATATACAGTAAAATTAATCGTTCCGTTAACCTCTCGTACATTATTATTATCTTGCGGTTCTACAAATTCTGGTGTTACGCTGTCAAGTGTAACTTTTAAATCTCTTTCTATATTTAGGAAACTAAATTCTTTTAGTCTCATAAATCGAGCAGGGTTAAAATATGGTAAAATGTTTTCTAATATTTGTCCATAATGGTCCATCGCCCGTGTTCTAACATATAAAGTAAAGTGGTAATTAAACGGCGTAGGTTGTACATCAGAAAAAAAACTGTCAATATTTTTTATATTAAGTGTTGTATCATAAAAATATCTTGATTCATTTGTGCCAGTTGCTCTACTGCTATCATATGCCATTCCCGTATGGACAAGTGCTAATCTCGGAAGCTGTAAATAATATTTACTACCACTCTCTGCTTGTAAATTCAATTGTTGATATTTTCGTACTGGTCCAAACGTTATAGGTACATTTATTTCTTTTGACAAAGACAAATCTTTATCTTTACAAGCCGTTGATAATGTTCCCTCATAGTCTTTTACTTTCATTTTATCAAACATATTTAACATGGAGATAATAATATTCTTTAATGTCTTTGGATAATAATACGTTCTCTCGGGTAGGGTCGCAGGCGTCTGTGCGCCCGTACCCGGGTGAGAGTTGGCCGCTGTACCAATTATCTTTTTCTCTTTGTCTAAAACAGCCAATCCGCCCTGGGAAAAAAAGGTGCTGTATCTAATTTTCTTAATGATGCTTGCTGTGGTAATTGGTCGATAAGCAAACCCCGCAACCGTTATATTAAAAGTGCCGTTGACTTCCCGAATACTATTATTATCTTGTTCATCCGTAAATTCTGGTGTTATACTGTCAATTGTTGTTTTCAAGTCTCTTTCAATATTTAAGAAACAAAATTCTTTTACTCTTAAAAATAAAGCAGGGTTAAAATACGGCAAAACATTTTCTATAATCTGGGCATAGTGGTCGAGCGCACGGGTGCGTATGTATAATGTAAAGTTATAATTATATGGGGCAGGTTGAATATCAGATATAAAACCATCAATGTCTTTTATATCTAATTTCGTATTATAAAAATATCTTGCCTCATTCGTTCCCGTTGCTCTGCTAGAATCATACGTTGTTCCATTATATGTCAATGCTAATCTTGGAACTTGCAACTCATATTTCTTTCCACTCTCTGCTTGTAAATTCAATTGTTGATATTTGCGTACTGGACCAAACGTGATGGGAACATCAATTATTTTTGATATAGTAGTATTGTCTGCCTCATAGTCTTTAATTTGTATATCGTCAAACAAATCTAATAAAGAGACAATAATATTTCTTAATGTCTTTGGATAGTAATACGTTGGACCGGTCGGTTGCGGTACCAATGACGGGGTAGATGTATAGCCAAACGTGGCCACACGTCCACCCGTCCATCCAAAAGACCATAATTGACTTCTTAACATAATTTAGTATACCGTTACAATGCTTCGGTTGACCGGGTCTGTTCCCGATATTAACGGGTCGTGTCCCTCTGGGTCAAGCAATCTTGCTTCCATCTTGATATTGCTCGAGGCATCTCTCCAAACAGCATACACTACACCACCCGTTCTAGTTTCAATTGTAAATGCTAATAAATGTATATTCTTAATAGCGTCCACGCCTGTTATAACATTATTTTTATCTTCTGGTGTCCAGTTACCAGCACTTACCGTTACTGCCGTTATAATCGCAACTTGTGTATCCAAATAAGTTTTGTCTACCAAATCTTGCGCCGTGATTGCACTTTCGCAAGCTGTAATAATTCCCGAATATGTTATTGTGGTTTCACTACCACTAATAAAATTTACGGTTGCTTTTATAGCAGTTGTGTCGGCACTTATTGCATTTAATGTAACTGTCATAGGGCCAACTATCGAATCATATGTAGCTGATGCTATTAAAACAATATCACCCACAGTTGATTGTATGCTATTCAATCCACCAGTAATAATTGCAAACTCTGTTCCAGAAATCAAGTTGACTGTGGACTGTACATTTGGCAATTGGGTTGCTGTAATGCTATTTAGTGTATTTTGTACATCTGCAATCGAAGCGGACGTACTTTCGCTTCCGCTTATAACATTAACAGTTGTCTGTATATTTACTTGACTTGCTGTTATAGTATTATATTCCGTACCCGAAATTACATTAACGGTTGTTTGCACGTTGGCAAGTGCGGCGGAAGTTGCTAGTTGCGAAGCATCAATCGTGGCTGTAATACCGGCGTCTATAGCACCCGATACATAATTAGCTGTATTTTGTACATTAGCAATGCCCGCTGTCAATGTATTATACTCTGTTCCAGAAATCAAGTTGACGGTGGCTTGCAAATTTGCAATACTAGCACTAGTACTTTCCGAAGCAGATATAGAATTTAAAGTTGCTTGTGCAGTAGCTTGATTTGCTGTGATAGTAGTATATTCTGTTCCAGAAATTAAGTTTAAAGTTGACTGTATATTTGTGGCCTGTGCTGTGGTTGCCACATTCGATAAATCAACAATTGCGGTTGCAGTAATTCCTGCGGCCAATGCGGCAGAAATACTATTAACTGTGGTCTGTACATTCGGAACTTGTGTTGCCGATAATTGATTAACCGTTGTTTGTACATTTGGTACCGAGGTAGCAGACAAATAATTTACAGTAGTCTGAATATTTGCCATATCTGCCGATGTACTTTCGCTTGCGCTAATTGCATTGATAGTAGTTTGTACATCTGCCAAAGCGGCTGATGTAGCCTGGTTTAGTTGTGTTGCCGAAATGCTATTAACGGTTGTCTGTACATTTGCTATTGAGGCTGATGTACTTTCGCTTCCACTTATAAAATTAACGGTTGACTGTATGTTAGCTTGATTGCTTATTATCGTATTATACTCGGTTCCAGAAATTACATTAACACTCGTTTGCACGTTGGCAAGTGCGGCCGATGTAGCTAATTGTGAAGCGTCAATAGTAGCTGTAATGCCCGCATCCAATGTAGCCGATACATAATTAGCAGTTGACTGTACGTTTGCGATACTTGCTGTTATTGCATTGTATTCTGTTCCAGAAATCAAGTTGACTGTAGTTTGCACGTTGGCAAGTGCGGCAGATGTGGCCTGATTCAATTGGCTTGCACTTATACTATTTACAGTATTTTTTATTAACGCTGTATCTGCACTAATAACATTTACTGTTTGCTGTATAGCACTTATACCTTCCGTAGATTCATATGCTGAAATAGCGTTTACAGTTGTCTGTACATCAACAACTTGTGCCGATGTGGCTAATCCCGTTTTATCAATTGTAGCGGAAATCGAGCCGGTTGCAAGTGTGGCAGAAATACTATTTACGGTTGTCTGTACATTTGGAACTTGGGTAGCTGATAATTGATTAACTGTCAATTGTATATTTCCAACAGCGGCGGAAATTTCATTCTCTATTGAACCAGTTTCTACGGCTGCCATTCCTGCAATATTCTGTCTGATACTATTGGCAATAATTTTCTTGTTGACAGTAGTATCATCTAAAGTTACTGCACCAACTTGTGTTTCGTTAATTATGTTGGTTGTTCTAATATACTTATAGTCAACAACATTTTCCAATAACTCAAAATTTACTACCCATTGTTCTACGGTTGCACCAGCAGATAATTGATAATAAGTATAATAAGAACCAATGCTTGCTCTTACCAATTTATAGTAATTTGTAAATGAGGCGGTTGTTGCTGGAGTTGTTGCACCAACATCATCATATAATGATATTTTATCAATGCCGTTTACATTTTGTATTCTAATACCAATTTCGTTACTATCTGGGTCTTCCATCGTTCCGCTTAAATCATAAAAATTTACACTTATCTTGTACATTCTAGTACCAGAGGATGGGATAACCATTTCAGTCGGAACAGCGGCTACAAAGTTAGTATTATTCTGAATACTATTTACAGCGGTCTGTATTGCCCCTAAATTATTATTGATATTTGTATATTGTGTTCCAGAAATCAAATTTACTGTGGATTGTATGTTAGTTTCTCCATTTGACAAAGCAGTATATTGAGAACCAGAAATATTATTTAAGCCAGCGTTAAGAGTAACATATTGTGAACCAGAAATAGTATTAACTGCCGATTGTATGTTGGGAATTTGAACACCAGAAACAGTATTCAATCCTGCACTAAGGGCATTTACGGTTGTCTGTAAAGCCGTATATTGAGTTGCCGTAATAGTATTCAAGCCCGCATTTAAAGTCGTATATTGTGAACCAGAAATAGTATTCAAACCTGCATTTAAAGTAACATATTGAGTACCAGAAATCGTGTTGACAGCGGACTGTATGTTAGGTATTTGTACACCAGAAACAGTATTTAGACCAGCGCTAAGAGCATTAACTGTGGTCTGTATATTGGTTTCCCCATTTGACAATGCTGTATATTGAGTTGCCGTAATGGTGTTCAAGCCAGCATTTAAGGTCGTATATTGTGAACCAGAGATTGTATTTAGACCTGCGTTTAAGGTCGTATATTGTGTTCCTGAGATTGTGTTGACGGCTGATTGTATATTGGGTACTTGCATTCCCGATAATGTATTTAGACCAGCATTTAAAGTAACATATTGTGAACCAGAAATCGTATTGACAGCGGACTGTATGTTAGGTATCTGTACACCAGAAACAACATTCAAACCTGCACTTATCGCATTTACGGTCGTTTGTATATTTGTTTCCCCATTTGATAATGCTGTATATTGAGAACCAGAAATAGTATTCAATCCAGCGTTAAGGGTAACGTATTGAGAACCAGAAATATTATTTAAGCCAGCATTTAAGGTCGTATATTGTGAACCCGACATAACGTTGATACCAGCACTTATGGCGTTTACGGTTGTTTGTACATTTGCTATCGTAGCCGATGTACTTTCGCTTCCACTTATAAAATTAACAGTTGTTTGTATATTTGCTATGCTATTTGACAAAGCCGTATATTGTGTTGCCGTAATTGTATTTAAGCCAGCATTTAAGGTCGTATATTGTGAACCAGAGATTGTATTAACAGCGGACTGTATGTTGGGTATCTGTACGCCCGATATTGTGTTTACTGCCGATTGTATGTTAGGTACTTGTATTCCCGATAATGTATTCAAACCAGCGTTCAATGTTGTGTATTGGGAACCAGAAATTGTATTCAAGCCGGCGTTAAGGGTCGTGTATTGCGAACCAGTTACCGTATTTAGACCAGCATTTAAAGTAACATATTGAGCACCAGAAATAGTATTAACTGCCGACTGTATGTTAGGAATCTGTACACCGGATACCGTATTCAATCCTGCACTAAGAGCATTAACTGTAGTCTGTATATTAGTTTCCCCATTTGACAATGCTGTATATTGAGTTGCCGTGATAGTGTTTAATCCAGCATTTAAGGTCGTGTATTGTGAACCAGAAATAGTATTTAAGCCAGCGTTAAGAGTAACATATTGCGTTCCAGATATTGTGTTGACAGCAGACTGTATATTAGGTACTTGCGTTCCTGATAATGTATTCAATCCGGCATTCAACGTTGTATATTGCGAACCAGAGATTGTATTTAGACCAGCGTTAAGAGTAACATATTGCGAACCCGACATAACGTTGACACCTGCACTAATGGCATTTACGGTTGTCTGGATATTGGGTATTGACGTACCCGATACAACATTTAAACCAGCACTAATCGCATTAACAGTTGTTTGTATATTAGCTTCCCCATTTGACAATGCCGTATATTGGGTTGCTGTGATAGTATTCAAGCCCGCATTTAAAGTCGTATATTGAGAACCAGAAATATTATTTAAACCAGCGTTCAATGTTGTATATTGAGAACCAGACATAACATTAACGCCCGCACTAATAGCATTGACTGTGGTCTGTACATTTGCTACCGCACCAGATACACTTGAACCTTGATTTGCTGATATGCTATTTACAGTTATCTGTATATTATCTTCTTTATTTGTAATTGTGGTATATTGAGTTGCCGTAATAGTATTCAAACCAGCGTTAAGAGTAACATATTGTGAACCTGTAACTGTGTTTAAACCAGCGTTCAAGGTCGTATATTGTGTTCCAGAAATAGTGTTTACTGCTGATTGTATATTAGGTATCTGCATTCCCGATAATGTATTTAGGCCCGCATTAAGGGTCGTATATTGTGTACCAGTAATAGTCTTTAAGCCAGCATTATTAGTAACATATTGTGAACCAGAAATAGTATTCAAACCTGCATTTAAAGTAACATATTGAGTACCAGAAATAGTATTAACTGCCGATTGTATGTTGGGAATTTGTACCGCAGAAAGCGTATTGCATCCAGCAGAAATTTGGTCTAAATCCGTATCTATATGATTAAACTGTGTTCCCGTAATAGTCTTTAAACCAGCATTGTTGGTGACATACTGTGAACCAGATATTGTGTTTAAGCCTGCATTTAAAGTTGTATATTGTGAACCAGAAATATTATTCAAACCAGCGTTAAGAGTAACATATTGTGAACCCGTAACTGTGTTTAAACCAGCGTTCAAGGTCGTATATTGTGAACCAGAAATTAAGTTTATAGTAGCTTGAATATTTGCTTGTGCGGCTGTTATACTTTGCTGGGTGGCAGTAATACTTGCTTGCGTTGCTGTTATAGTATTTACTGTGGTTTCCGTATCTGATAACCACTGGCTTCTTACCTCTACTGCAAAATTGTACTGTAAATTAGTAGCACCCGATACATTCACCTCATAAGTTTTTATACTTGAAAATTCGGGATTGCCAATCTGCAACCAATATACACCCGTACCGACTTCTTTCCAGTCGGCAGAGGTTACTGGTGCTGTGGTTGCGCTAGTTGCACCTTCCGTTGAATAATAAGCTACTATGCCAGTTGATGTAATGCCCGTTACCGGTGTTTTAAAATCCGAACTAGCTAGTAATATTACCGGATACCATTTGTCTGTATTTTGTTTGCCTTCTAAAGCCATTTGTATTTCCCTCTTATTCTTTTATAACATTATACTCTATAAGTATTTATATTCGGACTAATAATTATTTCCCCAATGTTGCCCTCTTTCTTGTCCATACTCTTGAAATTTATTTCTAACTGCTGATAATAATTCGTCAGCACCACAACACCAAGCGGCTGTGGCTGGTCTTGTCTGATTGTCAATATCTACTGAAATTGCATAAAGTGAATCTGCTGTAAGATTGCCACCATAGCCATTTGCAACCGTATCAGAACCGCTCAAATGAAAATCATAAGAACCCACATTGACAAATGTAACCGCTCCCTGTTTTGGATTGGTACCTGGAGCGGTGGCATCTTGTGATATATTTCTATCGCAACTTGTACTAAAAATACCAAATGTTACGGTTTCATAATCACTATTATTATTATTGCAAATATTATTTTTTGCAAGTATTGTTGGATAAGCACTAGCACTATAACCAGTTGAACGCATACCAACATCGCCACCCCATATAGTATTATTATAAATGTAACCAGTAAAACTAATAAAAGTTGCGTTAGTTGTATTTGCTCTAACACACCATCCCGCCCCCGCACCAATACCATAAACTATATTGTTTGAAACATAATATGGACCATTCATCCAAATCCCATCTATGAATGAATCTACGGCAACAATACATTGTTCGATTTTTCTAACACCACCCTCATTATATCTTGAATGGCACATAATAGCAACCGAACCCGCATTAGTACATTGACATTGAATACCTTGAACAACACACCAGCCAGATTTATGATATGGGTCTACCACAAGACATATTCCATCATCACCGCTAGTACCCGTTCCCGCAACCTCTATTCTATATTTATTACCTGTTTGATAAGTCCCATTGTGTCTATAACCAAGGGCTGGGTCTGTCCACACCTTGACATAATTAGCAGATGTGGTTGTCCAGTAGGCTTCTGAATAAAGTCCAGAACCACCTAATTGTATACTAGCAGTTTTTCTATCTGGTGTTCCATTTGTACATCTACAATCAAATACTACCATAATATTACTATCACCAGTTGTAGAAATTGTAACTAAATTTGAAGCGTCAACTCTCCATTGGTCACCAACCGCAAATGCAAAAGAAGCACTAGTAATATTGACTAATAGAATTTGTAAATTAGTTGACAATTTAGTAACGTGCCTGCACAATCCGGAAACACCTTGAGCGACACCACTACGGTACAATGAAACAGTAGCACCGTCAGCAACCGTCCCACTTACTGAACTAAGATTAAAAACTTGTGTGGCCGCAACATTTAATGGGCTCATGCAACCCCAAGTTGAGGGAGTAACAGAATCACAATTAGTACCAACGGCCCGGGCTAAATCTGTATAGTCTGTTCCCGTTGCGTTATCTGGGTCTATAATAACATTAAATACAATTGACATTATTTTTCTTTTATCCTACAAAGAAATCTACTGGTGCGCTTTCCTTTTTTATCTGGGCTAATATATCTTTTTCAGTCTCCACACCCTCATTGTAAATTTCCTGTCCGTTAATTGTGCCACCACCCGGTAACGTGATTGAATATTTCTTTGTATTTGTTCCCCATTGCTTTCTTGCTTTTGCAAGTGCTAACTTTCTTACCAATACATTATTAAATAAAAATATTGCCTGTTCTTTTTTGTAAACAGCAAGCAATCCTGTCATGTTTTGTGTTGGGGTCGGATATACTTTTAATATTTGTTGTCCCGGATAGTATGTTACTGTAAACATCGTACCAAATGAGTTTTTAATTTCCTGCAAATACATCATAGCTATATTCCAGTCAACTAAACCATAGTTAGTGATATAACGACCTGCGGCTATATCACTAGCCATTACCATATGGGTGGGTGCAAACAGCGTGTTGATTCCATCTGTCAATGACGTTGTAAAGTCAATCGTTGAATCAATATTTTGTCCACTTAAATTATAGGTGTCAACGTATGCCGACAAACTCAATGACATGAAATCTTGATAACCACCTTCACCCACGTTGTATCGGGTAAAATCATCTATAGCGTCATCAACGCAATTATTTAATTGCTCGTCTGATATTTCAACCGTTATAACTGGGTCGCCCAACGTTGCTAATAAATAACGTTTAAGGTCGTCTTTGGTGATTATTGTTGCCATCTTATTCTCCTGTTCCTAATTTTAATACTTTACCTTTAGACGGTTTGACCTCGACAACTTGAACTTTCTCTTCCATCTGTTCTGATAGAGCATCTAACTTTTCCTCAAGGTCTAATTTCTCCGCTGTCAATTTTTTATTTTCTTTCTCCAACGTATCTTTTTCTTTACGCAAAATTTTTGCTTCTTGTGTCAAGACCTTTATCGCTTCTTTCAAAGCAAGTGCCTCATTGGCTTCCGTATTTTTTTGTGTTGTTTGTTTTGCTTGCATGGGAGCCGGTACCTCTACAAACATTCTCGGGTCAAATTTAAAATCATCCGGCACCGGATAAATTGTCGTTCCGGGTTGCAATTTGTATTCTCTTCCATTTATCAAGCAAAGCGCCGCACGACCACTGATATTTTTAACGTATTTCATAATCAAACCTCCTAATAAAAAATAAGTAACTGTCCTATATAAGTATTTATATTAATCCCGCAATACATTTATCCTTTTAAATATCTTGACTAAATTAAAATCTTTCATATCCGAAATATCCACCCCATAATGTTTTTTTACTCGTTTTATGTAAATATCCAAATCTTCTTTGTCATTACAAAAAGATGTAAAATCCCAAAGGCTACTTTCATCGGTAATTAAAACATCTTTCACTTCCATTTTAAGAATAGCAGGAAAAAAATCTGCGGCCAACTCTGAATACTGGTCAACCCAAAATGTATCTGCTAATTCGATTTTTTTAATTTTCTTTCCATCAATTTCC